AGCGATCTCGAACCTAAAGTTTCCTTTACCTGTCAAGAAGATCTTCATGTCATCCTTGAGGTCATCTAAGTTAGCATCCCAGAAGACTTCTTGGATAACCTCATAGATCAGGTCGTCAACTTTCTCTACTGCATCATCAACTGGGTAGTCCTGACAAGAGAAGGCTGCTCGGTAGGCTAGGGTATCACCATCGACTAACAGTTTAGGCCTGTCATTTGTCATGGGTAATCCTTATTTGAAGGGTGAGCAGTTTACACACATGCTCAGGTGCGGTGGTGTTACCAGCTAGACGAAGCGCCTACGCCTTCCTCATATGGTACATGCTCAAGGACACCTACCTTCTCAAGTTTGACAGAGGCAGTTGTACCTTCACCATAGATAGAGATCTTAACCATGGCAGTAGTTCCGTTGCCCAAGGCACCATCCTTAGTGAAATCCCAAGGAACATTAGTAGCGCCCTTGGTAATCTCAGGCGCACCACCTAGACCCTCATAGCCAGATGGGTGAACGTTAGGGCGCTTAAGCTTCATGCCCTTCTTACCATCAGCGTAGTCGAGTGTCTTAACCATCTGGTTACCCATGGACACTTGAGGGAAGCCAAGCTTAATCATGTCGTCGAGTGTCTTGTCATCCTCAGGCACGAACATAACGTTGTACTGGCCTTGAGTCTTCTCGTGAAACTCACTGTCATCCATGTTGTCCTTGAAGACACGTGCATAATAGAGTTGACCTTTGAACACGCCGTACTTTGTCTTAGCTTTAGCCATCTTGTTTCTCCTGTGTGGATAGCTTGATTGTGGTAAACTTAATTGCAGCCCATGTCAAGGCTACAAATGCAGGGAACAGCCCTTTAAATAGTGCGAGGGCCATTAGTGTGTGTCATACCAGTTGAGGCCAACATCAGTCGAGCCTGCTAGTGGACACATCATATTAAACTTGACACCAACATCAACGATAGATTGCCGTTGGATAGCACCAAGCCTGTCAGCAACTTCGGCACCACCAGATACCTCCGTCTGCCATTCGTCATGGGGCCATGTGCATAGCTTGAAGTCGATGCCTTCTTCCTTTGCACGTTGAACCCATAGCAGTGCTGCATGTTTCATGATGGTGGACTCACCGTTCTGCAACATACCTGCCAATGTCTTATGCTTAGAGGGTACAATAACCTTGCGCCCATCATAGCCCTTGAACCACCCACGCTGTGCGATGCGAGGGATCATGCTGTTCCTAAGTTCTGCCAATCCTTGGATGGAGTTGGTGAAGTTCTCTACCGCCTCAGCCGCTTCGTTCTGCTTGACACGAAGGATCTGGGCTACCTTACCGTTGCCAGCTCCAAGCAGGAAGGCATAGATGAAAGTCTTGGCGTCATCACGGGTAACGTGAGAGATACCTAAGGCCTTACGGTTAAGGTTGTGGATGTCAGTCTCATCCTCTTTCTTACCTGAGATGATAGCGTGAACATACTCTTCGGACTTCATAAGGTCAGCTAGGATACGAAGCTGGATGCCTTCTGCGTCAGTACCTACCAGCAGGCTACCCTCAGGCACACGCCAGAGCTTACGGAAGGCACCGTCATAGGTAACCTTAACCCGCTCGACAGCGGTCTTAGCAACGCCGTGGAAGGCAGATGGGATGTTGGCTTGGTTAGGTGCTGAGTGTGCCATGCGCCCTGTCCATGCACCGATATGGGTGAAGCGTCCATGGACACGTTTGTCACCATCATTATAGTGACCAAGCCATTCGACTAGGGAAGACCTACGGCCCTCCAAGGTAAGCCACTCAGCTAGGTTCTTAGCACCTGCTGGTGCATCTTCTGGTAGGGTATTCAGGTTGGCCTCTGATAGTGTCCAGCCGTAGCGGGTGAACTTAGCGCCACGGGCTGCGTCGTCTTTGCTGCTGCTGTTGCTTTTCACGGTCATACTCGATGTGTCCTTTTGTCTTTTCATAAGGAGTCCAACCAGCCTCCCATAGGCGGTCGATCCTTTGCTTAGGTGAGGCAGGGCTGAAGGATACGAAGTCGAAGCAGGCTAACTCATTAGGCACCACCGACTTATCAACCTTGGTCATGACATACTTCTCACGGGCTGAGGCTACACTGGCATAGGGTTGCCCGTCAGCTTTAACCTTATACATCAAGCGGTTAACCTCAACCAACTGAGGCGGGAAGTCCTTCTGGAAGCCTACGTTTAGCTCTTCCATCCTATGCTCAATCTCTTTGAGCATTGACACAGCACTGTCTTTGTCGAAGGTGAAACCATTGGCTGACATCTGTTCGCAGAGCATCTGGATCTCATGCTCACATTTGATTGAGGCTGACCAGTTAGGGTCTTCGTAGTCCTTCTTAAACTTCTTGAAGAGCATACGGGTCACGGTCACATCTTGGTGGCAGTACTTAACCATCTCTTCTGTCAACATGGTGAAGTCATTAAAGTCTAGCTTGAAGTTGCCTAGTCGTAGTCCCCATGCCTTCAAGCTATGCCCACCCTGTACACCATAGTCAAATAGCCGTGACAGGATAAGTGTATCAGCAACACACTCCAATGGTATTGCCTCAGTACCTAGAAGTTTGTTGATGACAGGGGCGTCAAAGCCAATACCATTGTGGAAGACAAACTTATCGTAGCCCTTGAGGTAGTCGAGGAACCTCTCACGTTCTTCAGGAATGGTGTCGGTGTTAAGGAACTGCTGTTTCTCTCCTGTGTTATAGTCCTCAGTGCAGATCACCCAGATGCGGGTAGCATCTAAAGCATCAGTCTCAATATCCATGATTAGGTAGTTTGTCACTCTTCATCCTCATCATCTTCATCTGAAAACATAATAGCTAGGACCATACTGACAGTGTAGTAGGGCCAGAATACAGTCTGCCACCTGAGGTAGGCCTCCCTATACCTAGACTCTGTCAGCATGAGTATAGCAGCCGTATGAAAGTAGAAGCTAACCGCACCTAGGAAGTAGGTGGCAGTGCAGACTGTAACTAAAAGATCCATGGCAATCCTCTCATGTCTTAGTACTTTTCTGACAAGATGAATGTGTCAGGGTTAAACTTAAGTTGTCCTGCGTAGCCTGTTGGACCTACGGGACGGTTCTTAGTGACTAGAAGTTTTGTTGTGTTCCTCTCATCTGCATTCTCTGCCATCTTGTTACGCTGTAGTTCAACGACAACAGATGCACGTTGCTCAATCATGCGACAATACTTTACAGCACCATCGTCATTTGTATGCCCAATGGTGATGATGCCTACGCCAAGCTCAGAGGCTAGCTTAGACAGACGAACAGATAGGTCTGCCAAGAATTGCTCCTTACTTTCATCACCGCCTAGGTTAGCTGCGATGTCTTGGATAGGCTCGAAGAAAACATACTTAACACCGCAGGCTTGAGACAGGTAGCGGATGTGTGACAGGATTTCAATAGGGTCATCCTCATCATTGAGAAAGAACTGGTAGAACTTCTCATTGCCTGTCAGCTTGTAGATAGCATCACGAACCTGAGTGTCTAAGCCTTTCTCTTGGATCAAGTCTGGGCGAGTAACGTTGTCATCTATCTCGTATGACACAAGGCCGAGTAGGCTGCGAAGCTTAGTCTCTTCCATGTGCCATGCTGCGATGGGTACGTCAGGATAGTTCTTAAGGATTGTGTACTCCAAGTACCGCATGAACTCAGTCTTACCAATACCTGTCTGTGCTTTGAACAGGGTGAAGTGACCCTGCATAAGGCCTAGGCACAGTGCATCGAAGTCTTGGATGCCTGTCTCTACATACAGGTGGTCATCGTGGTTCTCGTAGAGCTTGAGGAAGTCCTGAGGGCTATTGTATACGTTCTCAGGGGTGTACTTCTTAGCGTGTAGCCAAGCCTGAAAGAACTCAGTCTTCTTGCCTGCCTGAAGGAACTCGTTAGCATCCTTGAGGCTGTCATGCTGCACACGATACACCTTGTTGGGGTATAGGTTAGCAATGCGCTGGGCAATAGAGTTCCCTGAGTCGTCATGCTCAATCGAAAGGATAATCTTGTCGAAGGACTTGAGCCACTTGTCTACGTTGGCCCATAGCTTGTGGCTAGGGGTGGCTGAAGGCAATGACACAAAGGCTGATGGGTACTTAGGGTTGTTGCACATCTGGTAGGCTGACATAGCGTCTAGCTCACCCTCTGTGATGGTGACTGACTTACAGGTGCCAGCATTCCATAGGTTCATACCGAAGAGTTCATCAGACTTGAGGCCCTTAGCACGGAAATCTTTTGGGAACATGCGGGTCTTAACACCACCAGATGGATAGACATAGTCTTGCTTGACAGGTTCATTGTCAGCATTGACGTAGGTCTTAACACCATAGAACTTCATTGTGTCAGAGCTAATGTCTCGGATGGTACGATACGTTGGCGTTAGCATCTCTTCTTTGTCAGTCTTGACAAGCTGCATCATAGGTTTCTCTTTCCATTCACTATCACCATACAGCGGATACTCTTCCTTAGCCCACTCTGTCAAGCTACGCATCTCCTTGGGGTACTTGAGACCACACGAGTGACACCTACCTGACCCACTGTTCATGTTGTAGCTGAAGGCATTGGAGCTTAGGCAGTCAGCATTTGGACAAGGCTTATGGCTAACCCAACCATCTGTTGTAAAGTTTTCTACGGTCATTTGTATTTTCCTGTTGACAGATTGAAGATCGGCTGTATGATAGGGCTTGTCCCTGACAAGGGTTCTATACCTCTTACATATAGACTTCATCATGATGGTGTTGCTTAACGTAGGCTATGGCTGCTCTAACATCCTCAGGGCTAACGTAAACATCAACATCATCCCAGTCAGAACCTGCTGTTACTGAGAACCTTGGTTCAATATCAAACTTCTTAATGCCACACTCAAGAAGTTCAACGAACAACTCAAGCTCACCAACTTGAACTAAATAAAACATAACATCATTCCTCCTCTTGTGTTTGCATTACTTGCGTCGGTGTCACCACAATCATCACTCATGGCTGCTCTCCTTTTAGTTCTGCGAGGGTGGCACGGGCCTTCACACCTTCGTCCTCTTTGATCTCTGCGTCCTGCAAGTAATAGCAGCAACCACAGCTTTCTCGCTTATGTTGGTCTTCGTAGTTGTCTGCATCGGCATAAAATTCCAAAGCCTCCACTGCCTTTGCCAGCTTGGCCTTAAGGTTTTCGCACCGACCAGCTAAGACGTTTTTCTCAGTCGCCTCTTTTGCCCATAACTCTGACACTGTATTGAGCATAGCAGTCAGAGCTTCGATGCGGTCGGAGTGGACGTATTCAACCTTATCCGACAACTGGCGCTTGGTGAGATGCTGACCATCAGTAAAGTTCCAGTCTTCTGGGTGCTGGCCGTGAACTTTGTTAATCCAAATCCGATCTGGTGCATCACTCATGGCTGCTCTCCTTTTATCTTGGCGATGGCTACCCTAACCGTTTTTGATTTGGTAGTTTCATAGGTGTTCCCCGTAAACGCACTGTAATCGTCAAGCCATTCCGCTGCTATACCCAAAGTTTCCACTGCCATCGCCAGCTTGGCCTTAAGCTCATCATTTTCTACCAACGCTGGTGCAAGCCGCATTAGGCAGCCTGGTAAGGCGTTCAAACTTTCTGTCCCCATCTCCTCGATGGAGTCCAACTGCTCGTTTAGCAGTTTGTTTGCGGCTTCCAGTTCCTCGATGCGGTTGGCTGCTTCTTCGCCCAACCGTGGCCAACCTTTACTATCACGGAGGTATTGGATCAGATCATCACTCATTTCAAACCCTCCAGATGTGCAGTTGATACGCCGTTGCAGGTGTCAATACGGAGT